AAGTTCTTGCTATATAAGATAACCCGTTGGAAACGGGTAAACCGAACAATCAGTATTAATATATTTTATATATGGGGGCTATTATATATATAAGCCCTGGTCAGGGCGCATATAACAGAAATTTATTGTGGGACTATATAATATATATATGACCCGCGTTTAATAACCCTGGGGTCAAAACCTCACGACTGACCGCTATCGGTAGCCCTCAACCTCTACTATAGGTAGATACTTATAGTTATCCACAGGTTGTTTATAACTATTTTCTACCTTACATAATAATAATTATCGGTGAAGCAATGATTTGACGGGGAACTATCTACCCGTCAGTAACTTAGCCCCCGTTATTAAGTTACTCAAAATAGAACTCGGTAACATAGAGACCCATAAGTTACTCATCGGTAACATAGCAGGGAAGTTTGATTGTCGACAAATCGACAGAGTGCACCCATTCGAACATATGTTCGTGTGATGTAAATCACATAGATAAATGCGGGTTAGGGGTTGACAAGGCGTAAAGTGTGGGATAAGTTTCACCTATAACTTAATAACCCAACCAACCAACAGGAGGCAAGGCAAATGGACAAGGTACTAAAAAAGGAATATCGCCAACAGATAGACCTAGCGAAGAAGTTAGTCAAGGGGATTGAAGTAGTCATCGAAGAGGGCGAACATCAAGACCTAGCGAAGACAGTCAAGGCAACCGAATTGCTCAAGACTGTATCGGATAACATCGCTTATCTTGCTCGCCGAATGGAAGCCTATAAGTAGTGAGGTAACTCACACAGTAACCCCCTTGTCAATACGGGCAAGGGGTGGCAAGGTAAGACCAACAACTACAGGAGGATAGAAAATGAGTTACTCAATAAAGAAATCTATGAGGGAAGAATTTGCCCGTGCTATCGAACAAGGCGAAACGCTAGACAGTCTGCGAGATGACTCTCACGAATGGGTAGAGGGTTATCTCCCGATTTACAACAACACTATCATCGCCGAATGGCAAGCGATGCCAGGAGATTACGATAATCGGGGACACGCCGAACTAGGGCGGGGTGAGGAGATAGACATCATCAACCTAATGAGTCTTGACCTCTACCTCTACTATACAGATTTAGTACACGAGACACTAAACGAAATGGAGGCGGGCGAATGACCGCGGAAAAAATCGGGCACAGTGGGGCGATAGTAATCACCGCCCTAGTTAATTGGGAGGGCGTGCGGTGGTACGAATCTTCCACCTACTACGGGCACACAGTACGAGAGGCGAAGAAATCTTTCAGGGAATCTTGCGAGAGATTAAACTACAAGATAGAACTGTGACCTATCTCACAGCAGAATCTATTGACACGCGTTAGCACATTAGGCAACACTTAAACCAACAACAACAGGAGGAATATATTATGAACGCATACGAATACCGCAACACCCTTACAGACCGACAGTCTAAGGCGTTTACCGAATTGCTAGAGAACGCGCTACGCGCTAGCGGTTGGTATAGCAAGAACAGTGAGGCGCATCAAGCAGGGATGAAACTCTATTACGACGGACGAGACCGCCACAAGGCAGAACTAGAAGAGGCAGAACGTAAGTATCACGAACAGCAAGACAAGATTCGAGAGTTGCAAGAACAGATTCGAAAGATTTCCAACGAAGCAACCGAGCAATTAGAGGCAGACCGCAACGCTATCGGGCTTATCATTCAAGAGGAGAACCGAGAAGAGAACGAACGTATCAACACAGAACGCGGTGACCACAGAGCAGAGCGCGAGATTATCGAGCAGATTATTATCGCACAATATCAGGCACGACTAGAGAAGAAGACACGAAAGGCGGTTGCATAATGAAACAGATGAACCAACGAGACGCGATTCATTACATCGCAACGGCTCAAGAATTCAAGGCGTCTGCCCTTATGGGTACGACGGCACACATCGGGGCGGGTAGGCTTGATGATGAAGAGACCGCCCGCTATAACGACGCGGTGAGTAAGGGCATAGACTATATCGTCTACTCTTACAATACCCCTATCGCGTGGCACGGATTCGACGGGTGGTATGTAGTCGAGCAGAAGTTCAGTGTCACTACTAGCAAGCATCAGAACTATGTCCGACGCGCTATCGCAGAGGCAGAGGTGCTCGTATGAAACTCAACAAGCGAGGCAAACGAGTGAGAGCACTCTTTATTCTAGCGGGTATCGCCCTCTTCATATGGTGGATGGTGACAGGGTTCTGGTGGACAGAGGATGGACTATGTATCGGGACGATGACAGAGTGCCTAGCGGGTGGACTATGAGTACAGTCTATGCACCTTGCGATGACTGCGATACAGTCACAACGATAACGATTGAACCATATGGGGCAGGCAAGATGGCAACGATTGATTGTCCAGAGTGCGGGCTTTCATATGATACGAATCTGGAGGGTGACGAATGATTATCTGCGGTGACCATCTTGTAGATGTTAAGACTTGTGGGTGCCTGAGATGATGGTATTGACACTAGCATCGCTACCCATTATCGTATTATGCATCTTAGGGATTGCCTTAAGTGGACAACCAATAGACGGAGGAAAATAGAATGAGTACTAAAGAACAGATTGACACAGCGATATCAACACTAGAACAGGCAATGCAGGCGTTGCGTGACCTAGGACTTATGACAGAGGGGGACGAGGATGAGTAAGTATGTAGTGATGTGCCAAGCCGATGAATGCGAGGCAGAGAACGAGGATTGGGAAGATAAGAACGGTACCTACTGGTTCACCTGTTCTACTTGTGGTTATGATAATGAAGTTGTCTATGATGGGGGAGCATAATGAATCAGTATCGTGTATCGTATAAGGTAGAAGGGGTACGCATTATGAATGTGTGGCTACCCGATGGTGTCCAACCACCTAAGGAGTTCCATCTATGGGAGTATCCACAACAGGATGAATGGTTGTATCAACACCAAGCCCATATGAATGTACACCTTGAAGATATACACCACGCAGAAGCGGAGTCGGTACTCAAGGTGACCCATCTTAAGGCGGTATGAAGTTAGTTAAACACGCCTCACTTATCTACCTAGTTTTATTCTTTGGTGGCGGTGGCACGCTTATCATTCCCTACCTATTAGCAATTACTATTCTATATTTGACAGGAGTTATCGGATGATTAACCCAGCGTACCTACCACCTCAATGGATGCAGTCAGCACTATGTGCACAGATAGATGCGGAGATATTTTACCCTGAACAGGGTGACCCAGACTCAGCAGATATAGCACGAAGAGTCTGCAATATGTGTGATGTTAAGAAGCAATGCCTGCAGTATGCAGTAGATAACAACGAGCGACACGGGATATGGGGAGGCACGATTGAGCGTGAACGCAGACACCTATTCAAAATAAAGGGGGTGGCGTGTTAAGATTATCCTATGAAGAAGAGAATGATTGTCCTCATCCTTATGTTCATCTTTGCGTGGACATTTCCATTGACCCACAATGTAGAGGTAAAGGTTAATATCGGTAAGCATTTACCTAAGCAGGGAGTGCAGACCAAGGCTACCTATGAACAGAAGCAACGCAATAAGGTGATGGCTATGCGCTATGCCAAGGCGGGTTGGAACTGGGACTTGAAGCAGAGGCGGTGTGCCTATACCTTGTTCACTAAGGAGAGCAGGTTCGACCACCTAGCTGACAACCCTAGGTCAACAGCCTTTGGTATTGGACAGGTGTTGAAGGAGACAAGCAAACACCCTGACATACAGATATTGAATGCATATAAATATATCGAGCATCGTTATTCCACCCCTTGCAGGGCACTAGCCCATCATTCCCGCAAGAACTGGTACTGATGTTCGACCTTTACAACCTAGAGAATCCAACCTTTGCTTGTATCTGTGGTTGTTTGATGTTTGAGATTACTGTAATGTGGGATATTGAATCAAGAGAGGTGGGCTGGTATGACCTACGACAGAAGTGCAAGGAATGTGGGTCAGAATCCACAGCACCAACACCAATGGATTGGGATACATAATGCCGACAT